CAGCACCCCGGCCAGGACCTGGTCCAGGTGCGGGTCCAACAGCCCGGACCGGACCAGCAGCAGCAGCTCCAGCGCCTTGTGCCGGACCAGTTCCGCGTCAGTCACCGTCCACCAGCAGCTGCACGTTCGCGGCGACCGCCCTGGTGTCGTTGAAGTTCGCCGCCGTCTTGGTGAACGGGTAGGTGCCCTGGTCCTGGTCGGCGTCGTCCAGGTACAGCAGTTCGTTGCGGTACAGGAAGTCCAGCTGCGCCCCGATCGCCCTGGTGTCGTTGAAGTTCGCCGCGGTCTTGGTGTACGGGAGGTCGGGCAGCACCTCGTTGCGGTACAGGAAGTCCAGCTGCTGCCGCAGCGGCCCGATCGCGGCGTCCAGCATGGCCTGCATCTCGTCCTTGGTCACGTCGTCGAACCAATCTGTCTCGGTGGGTGGTGGGGTGGCGTCGCCCAGGATCGCGGCGACCTGGGCCAGGTCGGCGGCGGTCACGCAGATCTCAAAGTGCATCTCGTCATAGCCCTCCAGCCACGACACGGCGCCCTGCACCTCGTCCAGGATCTGGTAGATGGTGCCGCGCTGGGCGTTGGTGAACGTCCCACTGGACCCGTTGGGGTGGTCGGGGGCGTTCCAGTCGATCGCGGTCCCCGAGGCGTGACAGGACAACTGGGACGGGTTGTTCACGTTGGCCTTGTACGTGTAGCCCCAGTTCCAGCCGTCGATGCAGGGTTCCACCCTGGCGTCCAGCTGCCGGGCCACGTAGCCCAGCACGATGGTCACGTCGCCGGCCTTCGCGCCGCCCGGGAACACGTCGGAGGCCACCACCCCGATCTCGGCCTTGTCCGGGCTGGCCGGCCAGCCGTTATACGAGGTGGCCATGATCCCGCCGCCATGATTCGAGGCGGTCCCGGGCCATCCGGGCCGCCACCGCGAGGGGCAGCACCGGGCGGGCGGTGCCGTTGTGCGGCGGCGGTTCCTCGGCGCGGGGTTCGGTGCGCCGCGGCACCGGCCAGGTCGGATCGGTCAGGGTGGTCATGCGGGTAGCCTCCCGGGCATGAGTCGGGTCGGGTGGGTGCTGCTGCTGCTGGTCGTCGCGGTCCAGGTCGCGGCGGCGCTGCTGCTGCCGGTCACCGTCACCGGTTGGCGGTAGGTCATGCGGGGTCGCCCCAGGCGATCACGAAGGCGCCGATCGACCCCGACATCACATAGGTGGCGTATTTGTTCGGGGGTGTCCCGGTCGGTGCGGCCGTGTTCACGAAACAGATCTGCGCCTTGAACTGATACACCGGGTCCTGCTCGCTCTGCGTCTGCCACGTCGGCCACACCACCGGCACGTACGGCAACACCACGTTCCCGTACTGGCCGGTGCGTTGCACGACAGCACCGCGGACCCACCGGATCGTCGGGAACGGCACCGAACAGAACCGGGGCCCGTTCACCCCGGGCAGCGGTGACGACCCGGGCGACAGCGCCCCGGCGAACCGGGCGACGGTCAGCCCGGCACCGCCGGCGGACAGGATGCGGGAGTGCACCGCCTCACCCAGGGACGTCAGGTACTGCGGGATCCCGTGCACCGGGTCCGACCCCGCCGGGTACGGGATGCCGTGTGCGGTGGTCACGCCGGGGTTCCCCACCCGAACGCGCAGACCTTCGCCTTGCTGCCCACCACGTTGCCCTGCAACGCGCCGTTGATGCCGCGGGCCCAGACCATGTTCGACGGCGACCCGGACAGGATGCCCCAGACCGGGAACTGCAACGACCAGACCGCCTCCCCCGAACCGCTTGTCTCACCGGTGACCCAATGGACGTTGGTGATGATGCACTGCGGGTTGCGGATCCTGGCGAACGTCAGCCCCAGGTCGGACGGCGGGTTCAGCGACACCACCCCGGTGTAGAGGGTTTCCAGCCCCAGCACCGGCAGCCGGGCGTCCGCCCATTCGGCCAGCGCCTTGATGTGCAGGGCCGCGTCACCCAGTTTGTCGGTGGACAGCGGGTAACTCATGGGGTCCCCCAGTAGGCGTAGCTGTATTCCACGGTCCACCCGGCCAGCGACGCGCCACCACCGGACCCGAACAAACGGACGTACGGCGCGGTCGGGGTGCCATGGTGGACGAACTGGTAAAAGTAGTTCTGGGCGGTGAGGGTGCCGCCGTTGAACCCGCACTGCAACAGGTACACGTCGATGGCGCTGACCCCCGACGTCGGCGGGTACAGGTCACCGGACCCGCTGGACAGCTGCGTCGCGGTGCCGCGGACCAGCCCGGTGTTCACCAGCCGCGCGGCCATCGCATCGGACAGCGCCTTGATGTGCAGGGCGGCGTCAGCCAGCGGGTCGCTCGGCGACGGGTAGGGGAACCCGGAATCCCGGGGCGCCGCGTCCCGCAGGGTGTCGGTGATGTCGCCGTACCCGACCGGGTCCGTCCAGCCGTCCTCACCGGGCAGCGGCCCGAGGTCCCCGTAGGCGATGACGTCGGTCACGGCCCGACACCCACCATGTCCACATACGTCACCGATCGGTCGACGTCCACGTACCGGACCGCCTCATCCACCTGGTCGAACGTGATGGACGTGCCCAACCCGGTCGCCGGGGCGCACACCATGGACAGCAGCCAGCGGCCGCGGTCGAAGGTGTAGGTGCCGCCCTCCACGTACATGGACACCACCGCCCCGGTGGGTGTCCACTCCGGCAGGTCGGACAGCGACACCGCCAATCCCATCCGCGCCGTGTTGGACAGCAGCTTCCCGGCCAGGTCGATGGTCGCCGCGTCCAGCGCGACAGTGTCGGCCAGGTCCCAGGTCAGCCCGGCGGCCCGCCACTGCGGCGTCGGCGGGTGCGACGCCATGATCCCCGACGCCACCGTGGTGGCATCCGCTGACGTGGTCAGGATGGTGGCCACCGACACGGCACGGGCACCGTAGGTGTCCTCCGCGGCCGTGTCCAGCACCATCACCGACCGCTCGGTGGTCCCCGGGCTGGTGGTCTGGTCCAGCCACCGCACGGTGGCCCTGGTGATCAGGTCGGTCACCGCCCTCGCCCAGATCACCGGGTCCTGCAGCACCTGGCACGCGGACAGCGGGTACCCGGCGCCGCCGGACACCGACGCCGGGTGCCACAACCCGGTCCCGGGGTCCTTCACGAACCGGATCAGCGACGCCCGGGACCACGGGTCCTCGAAGTAGAAATACGTCAGCGTCGGGCTGATCACCGCGGTCCAGAGCACCCCACCGGCGGACGCGGCCAGGTCGGTCAGCAACCCGGCCGCCGGTTGCCGGTCCACGTCCATCCTGGAGACCGGGATCGCCGCCAACCGGCCGGCGACGTTCAACCCGGCGGTGGACTGCCCGACCGCACCCAGGATCCGGAAACACCGGTTCACGAAATTCTCGGCGGGCCACGGTTCGGCGCCGACGAACCGGTTCGCCAGGTCCGCCAGGGTGTCCGCCACCGCCACATCACAGGTCGCGGCACCGGCGGCGGCGTCCCACCCGGCGGCCAGGTCCGTCACCCGGCCGCCGTACACCAATTCCCGGGTGCCGCCCGGGATCTGCGAATACACCGTCACCACGGACCCCAGCTTGACGGTGTCGTCGAACCGGACGGCACCCCCCGGCGGGTCCAGCACACTGAACGTGCACTGCGCCGGTACAGGTTGGTCGAGGGTGGTTTCCCGGCCCCAGGTGACCGTCAACCCGGACACCGCGAACGGGTTCACCGGGTCCTCCCCGGTGGAGCCGTCGGGGTAGCGGACCCCGTCGATCCACAGCTCGCAAGTGGCCAGCAGCTCCATCAGACCCGGACCCCGCCCACCCGGCGGTCCTGAGACAGCAGGATCCGCTGGATCTGTCGAGCCACCGCCACCGGGTCCAGCGCCCCGGACACGTTCACGGTGACCCCGCCGCCGCCGCCGGCTCTGCTGCTCCGGCGGGTGGACAGCCGCGGCGCCACCCCGACCAGCGACCCGGCCGGGGTGTAGGCGACGGCCGCCATTGACGGGGCCGGGGCCATCTGGCCACCGCCGAACAGCCCACCGATCACCGGGATGCTCGACAGCAGCTTCTTAAACCACTCGATGGCCTCCTTCACCTTCTTGATGACCCAATCAATGGACGTGGTGACCGCGGTCTTGATCGCGTTGAACGCCTTCACCGCACCGGCGGACACGGTGTCCCAGTTCTTGACCAGCAGCACGATGATCGCCACCACGGCGGCGATCGCGGCGATCACGATGGTGATCGGCGAGGTCAGGACGGCCATCGCCACCCCGAACGCGGTGGTGGCGGCGGCGCCGATCCCGGCCGCCGCCGACCAGGCGGCGGTCGCGGCGGTGGCCACCGCGGTGGCGGCGGCGGCGATCGCCATCGCCGCGTTCACGGCCAGCACCCCGACGGCCAGGGCGGCGATCACCGCGGTCAGCGCGGTGACCAGCGGCACATGCTCGGAGATCCAATCGCCGAACTTGCTCAGCCACTCCAGCACGGTGGTGACGGCGGGGAGCAGCTGCTCCCCGAGGGCGGCGGCGGTGTCCTTGAACTTCGCCTCGGCGATGGCCTGCGACCCGGCGGCGGTGTCGGATTCCTTGGCAAAGTTCCCGGCGGCCGCGGCGGACCCGTCCATGGCCAGGGTGTAGATCGCGTTGGCCTGCGCGGCCGCCTCGCTGGCGAAGGTCTGCCCGGCGGCCGCCTGCGCCGCCATTTCGGCCTCCACCGCCGCCCCGCTGATGCTGGGGATGAGTCGTTGCAGTGAGTCGTATTCGCCGCGGAACGCGGACGTCATGGCCTCGGTGGCCTGCGCGGTGGACCCGCCGAACACGCTGGCCAGGTCGGCGGAGCGTTGGATCAGCGCCCCGGTCTGCGCGGTGGCCTGCTCCAGCGGGACACCCATGCCGGTGAGGGCGCCGCCGATCCCGGCCGCGAGGGTCTTGTACTCGGCGCCGGCCAGCCCGACGGATTCCGCGGAGGATTCCGCCCACTGGTGGATGGTGTCGGCGCTGGTCTTGAAGACCGCGTCCACGCCGCCGGACGCCTGTTGCAGGTCGCTGGCGGCCTTTGCGGCGCCCAGCGCCAGCCCGGCGATCGAACCGAGCGCGATCCCGGCCGGTTGGGCCAGGCCCTTCATGGCGCCGCCGAAGGTGTCGAACTTCCCGGCGGCGTCGTTCATGTCCCGGGCGGCGTCCCGGGCATTGACCGCCATGTCGATGATGACGCTGACGCGGCCCACAGCTGCTCCCTACCGTCGTTTACGTCGGGCGTTCTCGATGGCGGCGGCCCGCTCCGCGAAGATGTCCAGCACGGTGGCCAGCATCTCGTCCGGCTCCGACAGCCACGCCGCTGGTGTGGTGTTGGTGGCCACCGCCAGTTCGGCGATCAGCCGGTGCCGGGTGCCGGCCGGGTAGGGTCCACCGGCTCCGCGTCGGCCTGCGACACCTGCAACGCCAGCCGCGGGCCGTTCTCGCTGAACTCCTCCCACAGCAGATCGGGCGGGATGTGCCCCTCGCGGAGCCCGGCCCGCCAGGCCAGGAACGTCAGCCACCGCATCGGCGACTCCGACGGGCCGACCCACTTGTGCTTGGTGGCGGTGGACTCGAACCGCAGCAGGTCCGGGTTCATCGTCTGAGCGTCCCATTCGGCGCCGTCTGCCATGATGACGTGCACCCTGGGGTTGGACAGGGCGGGCTGGTCGGACACTGGTCAGGCTCCTTTGATCTGGTCGCAGATGGTGTCCGCGGAGGCGGTGAAGATCCGGTCGGCGTCGCCGTCGGTGCGGTCCACCGCCCGGGCCATGTAGTGGGACCTGGCCTCCACCGGCGCGGCGTACGGGGCGGTGGCGGACACCGCCGGGCCGCGCACCGCGATGGACGCCCGCAGCCGGCCGGTGCGGACCGGGGCGAAGCCCTGCGCCGACCGGGCCAGCACCTTGCCGTACTCGGCAAGGGCGTCGGCCATCCGCTCCAGGTCGTCGGCCGCCGCGTGCATGGTGCGGCCCACCCGGTCCGCGCCGCGGACCTTCACGATCTGGTCGGCCACTACTTCGCCGACTTCTTGGTGCTGCTGGCGGCGGCGGCGGTGACGCCGCCCCGGGTGTAGGTCGGCGCCGCGGTCAGCACGAACTCAAAATCCGAGTTCAGCGTTTTTCCGTATTCGTCGGCGCCGAAGTCCAGCGGGTCCAGGATCAGCGTCCCGGCGGCGGCGACGGCGGCCTCGGTGTTCGGGGTGAACTCATAGGCCTGTTCGCTGCCCATCTGGTCCCAGGACAGCGCGAACAGCCCGGTGGCCTCCACCGGGTCGATGTCCAGGTTCCCGGTCAGGGTGTGCGTGTAGGTCACCGGCGCCTGCGACGACGTGCCGCACAGGTGGTAGGTCGGGTCGTCCTGCGACCGGTCGGTGGTGATCGTGGCGTTGTTGACCAGGCAGGACACGTCGATGGCGCTGCCGGTGGCGCCGATCTTCAGGGTGCCGGGGCCCAGCTTCACGGTGGCGCCGGCGGTCACATCTGGCATGGCTGTGCCTTTCTAACGGGGTTGTCGGATGGTCTCGGTCCAGGTCAGCCGGTACGCGGGCAGTGGGCCGGCCTGGTCCGGGACCAGCAGGTCGGCGGGTTCGCCGCGGACCGCCGCGAACCGCACCGCGGCTGTCACGTCGTCCAGCAGCTGCCCGAGGTTGACCAGGTCGATGGACCGGCCGGCGGCGCCGGTCACGCACCAGATGACGTGCTCGGCGTCGAAATCGCCGCGGGCGAACCGCCAGGTCAGCACCGGCGGGGCCACGAACACGCATGGCGGGTTGATGTCCCGTTCGTCGTTCACCGCGCGGACCCCGGCGGCCAGCAGCCGGTCCAGCAGCTGCTGCACCGCCCCTGCGACGTTCACCCGACACCGGGCATCGACCAGGTCCCGGAATGCAGCGCCCGGCCGATGTCCGGGTCGTACCGGGAGACGTAGGTGACGGACTCGCCGAAGGACTCCACCCCGCCAGGTGAGTTGCGGCGGCGGACCAGCCGGGCGGCCAGCATCACCGCCGCCTGGTACACCTCGGCGTCCGGTTCGAACACCACGGGCCACCCGGGCGGCGGCGGGTCCGGCGGGTTCGGGTCGTCCGGGTCGTAGTAGGTCCAGGCATCCGACCGGGCCCGCTGGACCTGGGGTTCCACCGCGGCCGCGCACCGGGTGACCAGGTCGTCGTCGGTGGTGTCCGCACCCGACAGGCGCAGCTGCGCCTTGACGTCGGCCACGTCCAGCCACTGCGGGAGGTATTCGGGCATGGGTTAGGGGATCACCGCGACGGTGCTGCTGGCGATACCCGCGGGGTCGTTGATCAGCGTCGCGGAGTACCCGAACACCCCGAGGTCGATGCCGCCGTTGGGGATGTTCACGGCCTGCACCCGGATCGGGTTGCCGGACGGTTCGAAGTAGGTCGCGGCCCGCTTGTCGCCGCCCAGCACGGTACCGGCGGGCAGCGCCGGGGCGCTGAACACGTTCAGGTCGGCCACGCTGGCGGTGCCGCCGCCGATGGATACGCTGCCCTGCTGCGCCAGCCACCACGGGACGTCGGCGGACACCCCGCCCAGCAGCTCGGCGAACAGGTCGGGGGCGAGCCCGAGATAGTTGACGGCGGCGCCGTTCCCGGTCAACTCGGTGACCACCGCGCCGATCGCCGAATACACGTCGGTGCCGGCGGTGGCGACGGTGGCGGCGGCCAGCAACGCGGCGGCGGCGGCGGCCTCGGTTTTGGCGGCCAGGTCGGCGGTGGCGGCCGCGAAAAACGATTCCAGGAACCCGGGTTCTT